CGTCCCAACGCTGGGCGAGCATGGTACCGTCGGAGAACGCTATCACTGAGCGACGTAGGCACACGGATCGGGCTAGGAGTGCCCTTGCATAGACATGGTCTGTAGAAACCCCGGCGGCGCCTGCCCGGCGTAACGCGTCAAACCGAAGCTCGTCCGCGGATACCGACCAGTCCCATCCCGAAACGTCAGACGAGACGAGCTCGCTGAAATTGTCGAGGTAGGCACCAACAAGGTCGACCTTCTCCTTACTAAAGCCCATACCTGGTTTGACAGGTAGTCGATGGAAGTAAGCGATCTCCTGTGAGTTCAGCTCGGAGCTGAGCAAACGCTCAACAAGCTGGTCCACGATGGAGACCGACATGATCAACCGTACACGACCCTCCTCTAGTTTCCCAGCGGAGTGAGGCTCGTTCTTGACAAATGTCCTTATGGGGTCACACAGACCCGCCATGACCAGCTCTTCAGCGGTCATATCATCACACTCACATGTACACAAGGCTTTTAGCCTTTGCTCCACACACTTCCAAACAACTCCCCCGTACTCATGCATTAATACACCATTACTACTCGCGAGCTTCATCCATGGAACACCAGGTGAGGCATCCATGTTTACACTCGCTTCGACTCGTAGCGCATCACGCAAGAGAGCAAATCCTTCAGAAGAGTATTCGCTTTCGCGCCACTCTCGGAAGAGACCTGCTGTTTCGTCAGCTCGACCTGGAGGCCGTCGACTCTCGCTTGCAAGGTCTTGGAGGAAGGAAGCGTACTCGGCTCGGGCGCGATACCCTTCGCAGCTTTCGTCACGCCCGAGGGCGCGCTTGGCTGCTTGGATGTCGAAGCTTCGCTTTTCTGCTGTCGGCCCTCGGTCCGGCCAGGCAAAGCCGAGCTCCTGTGACCAGAGCTCTGCTTCTTTTGACTTAGCCGGGGAGAAGAAGACGCAGCTAGTGAGGCCGCACTCTTCCCATCCGTCGACTCGGACTGAGGTATGATGGTGCCACTCGTACTCTCCGAGAATCGAGAGTTGTGAGTAACCCCAGCCGAGTGAGCTGGGGCCTGCGCGTTTAAAGCACTCGGATCCGTGTCTGCTCCCACTGGGGCCTCCGTGACAGCTGTAGCCGCCTGAGGCCCGCTAGACCGCATGACTGCGGCGTCGCTTGGGTGGGTTAAGTTGCGGCGAACTCCGAACTCAGAACGCTCTCGCTCAACCCGTGAAGGTCGTTCAAAAGCGTCCTTGGACTCGGCGTCCTCCGCACGGCTCTGTCCAGTGTTGCGCGACTCAAACAGTGGGAACTCGGGGAGACTTCCGTCATCCTCGTCCACACAATCTGACCATTTACGGCCGCGGCACTCCCATTCGTGATCAGGATCGGTCTTCACTGAGAACTCGCCGCGAGCGGCTCGAACACGTGCTTTCCGACCCTTCACGAGAAAGTCAAACTCGTCGTAGTCTCCATCGATGTCAGCCACCCTGTTCCAAGCCTTCGACTGGTCAAAGGACTCTTCACAGAGCAGTAGTGGCTGGAGGAGGGAACCGATGTTGGAGGTACCACTTGGACAGCTACCGCGGTGCATGCCAACAACCTTTCCGTTGCGCATCAGCGGGGTACCACTCCAACCAGCTTCGGTGGACGCAGTGTGAACAAGGCCGAAGCCTCGTCCACTCTTCGCGAGACCCATTGCCATGGCGGGCTTTGGGCCATCGAAACCATACAGACGAACTGAACATTTCTCTGGGGGCTTGTAGTCAGGCTTGGCCACCGTTACCCCGAGATACGACCAGACTCCATTGGGGACTTCAATCCCAATGATGTCCAACGCATGATGCGAGGAATAGTACGAAGCCAGCCAGTCCGGGTCAATGGGCACAGCGTGCTCACCCCGGACGAACTGGATCCGTGCAGTCCCGTAGTTGACTCGCCGCGTGAGCGGCGGTAAACAAACAGGTCTTGCCAGGCCCGACAACAAGCCGGAAACCAATTGCTATGATCTAGTGAGGCCTCCTTGCGGAGGCCAAACCGACCAAGCATGTGGGCAGGGCTCCAATCTCTTCGACAGGGTTGCCAGGGATTCTCGCCTCCCGCCAGTCGGAGGGAGGCGAGGAAGACAGCTTTGCTAAAGCTACTCCCCATGACTCTTGACGCAGCCGTATCCTCTTTCCAGGGAGGGAGTGCACTGCGACATAGGGGCACACGCAATCCGTGGCCACCGTGCCGTTGACATCTGCGAGCGTATCCCTTTTGCGGATCCACTTGGGCCCGTTAGGCCGCCAGGGAGGGTGAAGGACACGCCACCAAACATATTCAGCGAGGTCGTATAGGATGGAAGTCCCGCGCAACCACGCAAACACAAATAACAGCGCCAGAACAAGTAGGCACCCCAGAGGGATCTGAAGAGGCGGTGACACAAACGAATCGGAAGTAGTTGTTGTTACCGATGCGAAGTGCTCCAGGAGTCCGCTCCAGACCATTAAGAGTGTGTGCTTTCCCCACTGTCCCCATCCCTCAAGAACGCCAGTCAAGTGGCAGAGAGCCGTCGCCTCCTCGAAGGAGACAAGAGCTACCTGACCACCTGCTGGGCCCTCAGGCCCCTTCAGACAGGGGTGGACAAAACCTACTTCTAGGAATGTCGTGCCTGTCTGATAGAGCACCGGGAGGACAGCGAG